AGGGACGTCGTGATGTCAATTGATGCGTCATCCCGGAAAAGCATAAGAACGACATCCTTATGCTTTATCGAGTTACATGTCGGTGCTGCCTGCTAGAGATTTACAACAAAAACGTCAGTCTTTTTTCCAAGCGCAACCAAAGATGCTGAATCAGGAATTCCAGTTGCTTGCGAAGACGCATAACCCAACGAACGTTGGAACGACGCAAACGCTGCTTTCGTTCTCCCATCAAAGTGCCCACGAGGAAGACCACGAACACCAGTCACACTCGCAAGAGCGAGTTGCACGTACTCGACGTGCCTATTACGTAGCCTCGGTTTCACCTGCGAAAGCGTAACCACAAAAAGGGCATCCGTTGGCTTTTTAGATTCCCCCCTAAGGCGGGCCACCGGGTCACGAAACTTTGGACGACCAAAACCTACGACGTCGAGTTTATGACGTACTCGTTTGAAGACACCGTTGAGGTCAATACCCCCCTTAGGCTGGCCAGAATCAACCATCCCTTCGACGCTCTCGAACGTACCGTCAATACTGAAGCGAGTGGTATCCGTTACTATACCTACGTGTGGCGTGCCGAAATCTGAAACCGTCGACGTTTGGAAGAACACAATGTCACCCCGTCGCGGGGAAAAATAGAACCGTCCGTTACGTAAGTAATCCGCTAACGCAACGGGCGGGAAGATATGCGGGTGAAGTGGCAAGCCGACTTCCCGCGCCACCCAGTCAATGAACAACCCGTCCCACGGTTGTCCGTTGACACCGAGGCGCTCGCCGTACATGTTCTCGCGACCTAGGCGAGCCGTGTATCCGATTTGAGACTCAGCCGTTGAAACAAACTGCTCAAGGAGAATCGGCGGTTTCAGCATCCGTGCTCTCTCCCAGCAAGTCCGTTAGTGCGTTATGAATACGGTGCGCTTCGTTAGCGCGAGCCGTCACACGAATATGTTCGACGCGGTTAGCCGTTAGGTTGACGTCGGAATCTAGACTCCGAGCCAATAGACGCACCATCTCCAGTATATCTTCAATCTTCATTTTTGTCAACTTCTTCTGTTTTCTCTTCGGTAACCTCGACGTCTATAATGCTACTCTCTTGTTCGTCAATTGACCGTTGCAAACGCGACTCCGCCTCCAGCGCGTTGACCGACAAACGTTGAAGACGGTCAGCAATAATGCTCGCAGCAGGACGCACATCAACAGAAACCTCGCCACCAATATCAAACCCAGCCCGCACACCAGAACGGTCAAGAATCTCGGTGGCTGCTTTAAGTTTCACAGGCTCAGACTCGGCGGAATTCATAAGTTCTTCGAGAGTATCGACGGCCGTCGGCGCAGCCTGCGTCAAACGTGCGCGAGCACGCTCGACGCTATCCGTCGGCTTGTTGCGGAGAGCACCAAGGTGCACTCGGCAGAAGCCGTCGTCGCCTGAACGTCCACCACTCCAGAGTTGACAGCGAATACCGTCATCCTTAATTGCCTTACAACGAGACGGAAGAGCAAGAGGCTTCTTCCCCTTCGATTCAGGGTCGCCGTTCGTCTCATTCTGCTGACGTGCCCAACTGCGAGTCGCACCCAAAACCCACGGCGGAACAATGTAATCTGCTGCAGACTCAGCAAGAAGGTCATACCCCGTAAGGTAATGAGAATTCTTATCATTAGGGTCAACAAGAATTTGCTTCTTCTCGTCGAGAGACTGTAGACGTTGTTGAGATTGCATCTCAGAAGACAACGCCTGAATCAAACCAGTAGGAACACCATTGACCGCATACACAGGAAGCCAATTCATCTTGGCTCGACGTAGTGCTTGGCGATTCTCGAATGTGTCTTCACACACACCACGGTCAACTTCCTCGATACCATGCAACGCAAGGTCGGGACGTAAGTTGATGGGGGCGTCGATTTGGATTTCAGGGGCAATAGTTTCGGGGGCAGCGAAAGGGTCTGGTGCTGGAGGCTTAGGTATAATGTCAGACATACGTTTGTCCTTAAGAGTCGAGCGGGAAAACTTGGGGAGAGACTGTTTCCCGCCCGACCCGACTGTTTGCAACTCAACAAGAGTTCACTGCAGTAAAGGCGTCTCTTCCCGTCAGGTTTTTATAGAACCTGACATATATCAATATAAGGGCAAGGCGAAAAGCATTGCCGGGCGAATTTTGCGCGTGAGGTGCCTAGGCGCAGGATTTTGTGTTTACAAAGGGGTCAAAAACCCTTGATTTATCGGGGTTTTTTGTTTTGTATAATAACTTTTTAGGGTTATGTCAAAACTGATTTCGGATATGGCTGAATTTCATATTTCAACTTATCGATTAATTCCTGACGACGACGCTTCGAGTTGGTGTTGAAGAAAACATAACGATGCTTTCGTGGGCGCTCGTGTCGCTCAAGTCGCTCACCATAAAAATCTTTTGCGCCATTCACTCCACCGTGCTGGTCGAAGATATGACGAGTGTGTGTTGCTGAAGTTGCGCCATCAAGTCGCCACTCAACATGGCGGTCTGACTTCCCTGTGTAAATCCAGTTGGTCGCTTGGTATACAGTTCCAATGTGTCCAGCACCAATCTCTGCGTAGGAGACGATTATGTCTTTGTCTTTTGGTAGGAGTCTTAGGGTTCGACCAATAAAAAACGACTCTGTATTTTTTGGTGTCCCATCTTTAATCCACAGACGAGTGAGTTCTATTACTTTGTCAGATTCTTCTTTACCGCAGACTCCGACGCACAGACTTGGTGACGCTGGTTTTCCATAGATGATGCATCCAATCATTTCTTCTTGTTCAAAAAGACCAAAACAAAACATAGCAGAAGCACGGCGGTGAAGGTAGTGATTTTCGACAACCATTTTGATTGCTTCTTGGGAGGTGATTTTTTCAATTTGATACTCAATCAAGGCTCGTTGTTTTCTGGGGAATTATCTGTCTTTCCTTTCGTGTGACACGCACACTCGCAGTTTACTGGCAAACTGTTGAACTCGAAAGACGCAACACAAGTTTTGTGGATGTTATCTAAGCACCAACCAAAAACGCTGGTCACGAGTTCTTCTCGATGTACTTGATAAGGAAAGCAAGAACGAGCGCGTCGTCCATTTGACCCAAGATGGGAATGAAGTCTGGAATAAGGTCAATTGGAGAAACAAGATATGCGACGCATAACGCCACAACAAGTTTTACGTGCCAAGGAGACTTGGCTACTTTTTCTTTGAGTTCGAGAAACTTAGTTTTCATACTTCGTAAATTATTTCTTTGTGGTGTTTAACTTTTACCATCGGGTCTACCCAAATGTGAAAGCCATTTTGCGTGGCGTGGTAGCACCACGAGTAGTCTTCTCCAACATTGGTGAGGAAGTCGTTTCCTGGCCATTTGATTTTCTTGATACCAAACCAAGGGCGTGGCAGTTTCTCGAATACGCCTTGCTTCATTGCGATAAATCCAAAACCAACACCACCTACTTCTACTGGCTCTTCAAACAAAAGGAATTCGACTTTGTTGACTCTGGTTGGTCGTCCTTCGTTGTCGGGAAAGTTTACTGCGACAGTTCCAAATACATCTGTCTGGTACAGCCCACTTACTATTTCTAAGTCGCTCTGGTAGATACGCACGAAATCTTTGACGTCCCATTCAATATCGGAATCAATCCATATGATTTTGTCGTAGGTAAATTCTCCTCCACCAATCTCGTTGGTTTCCCAGTTGGGTACACCAGAATTGGTAGCCGTCATTTCTCGTGCGCTGGGTACGAAGGACGAGTAGGCACTGATTAACTTGTAGTCAAGTCCTTCGCTCGACAACCAACGAGTTGTCTCGACAAGGCTATTGACATACTCGGCGTGGAACAGTCGTCCCGGTGTTGCAATGACCACGTGGTAGTGGGGTTTATTTTCTTGGTTCATTAGGTTCTCCCTTTGTCAAGTCAACATAGAAATAAGTTTCTTCGCGTTCGCTAATTGTTTTTCCGTGACCTGCATGGTGGTGGACAAAATCCATTCCGTGCATTGGTCGAAGAATTGCTGTCTCTTCTTTGGGGAGTTCCCAGTCACCAGTTGCTATGTTTTGTTTGTATGTAAAGATTTTTCCGCAACTTTGACATTTTGCTTGGCGTTCAGAATCTGAAGTGATTTCTAAAATTTTAGCGTACTCAAGCATTTCGTTGTAAGCAAGTTCGAGTCCGACGAATGCTTCGTTAAGTGTCTCAAACCTTCCGTCTAAGACGTTAAGGATTTCGCCTGTGACGTGCGGTGTTGCTCGAACTTCTATTCTCCAAGGTTTGGGCATTGGGTCGGGTTCGTGGAGGAGACTTTCTGGGATAATAAAGTTTTCGTTGAACCCGATGACGATTCTGTCGTAGAACGGATAGTTGGGGAATACAAATTTACCTTTTGACCACATGAGGATTGCGTCGTATTTTTTCTTTTGAGCAACTATCTCTGCTCGGAATTGTTCGGCAACTTCAGTTTGTGTCCAAAACATTGTTGTCATTTTTTCTTTCACCCATCTTCCTTCGTCGTCTCTATTGAATGTCTGTGCTCGTGACATATTCCCTCAGTTTGTATTCCCATCGAATTTTGGGTGCTGTGGTTTGTTCCTTGTTTCTGGTTCGCTTTGTTGTTGTCCAACTTGCGCCGTCAGAGAGTGATGCTTCTGTCCAGTTGTCTGCTTTGTAGATTGTTCCTTGGTGGACTTCTGTGTCTTGGTACGAAACGAGCATTGCCACATCTGGGAAGTTTATTCTAACCCACTGTCTCATAAAACGCAACATGTGGGTTGCTGTGTTTTTGGGGCATTCTTCGCTAATTGCCATTCGACGTAACTCAAGCATTTGTTTTCCATACTTGAATCTGTTTTGTGCGACTGGTGACGACCAGATTCCTACGGCAACATACCCTTCACCGTTGGGTCCAATTTCAGTTCCTCGAACTTTGGCACCGAAACATTTGTAGTGAGTGTTGCGAACAACATTTGACCAATGGATGTAAGGCAACCTGCTGTGCCACTTGTCGTTGAGTTCACAGGCTAACTTGGCTTTGATTACTTCGTACTCAAGTTCTTTGGGAGAGACTATGTTGCTCATGCTTGTTGGCGACATTCTTTGCACAACAGTTTGTCCCACCCTGTTGGCTCGTCTCTAATTACTCCGTTTTGTGTAACTGAGACTGGAGCGAGTGGTTTTTCTTCTCCGCATCGGTCACACTTCATTTTGATTACCCATTCGACACTGTTTCCTTTTTCCATTGCTCTTTGGAGTCCTCGTCCGAGTGCATGGAATTTTGCGGAGCCTACAGTTTTGAAGAGGAAGTCTCGAACGTCTCCTGCTTCTAGTACTAGTCGTTGTTCTTTACATGGGCAGTACAACGAACTTGGTTTGCATATGACTTGTCCTCGTGGGTTGAGTGAGTGCCGTGTAAATGGGTGTCCACATACGCAGATTCTTTTGTCTCGTCCGAGTCTGGTTTTGGCTAAGTGTTCGTTTGCTTCTTTTGCTTCTTCGTAGGAGAAGTCTAAGAACTGGAATGGATTCGGTTTATTTTCATCATTCATAGAATCCACTGTACCACGAAATTTCTGTCTACGAATGCTATGAACGTCACTTTTTTCTCTGAATTTTACGAATCTACGAAAGTCAACCCCATTCTCTGCTGCCCCCACACGTACACGCATACGCGTAGTGAAAAGTAGGTTGACATTCATAAATTCAGGTATTCATAAATTCATAAATATCAGAGGTACTATCGAAAAATA